ATATTTACGTCATCAAATTAATAATAACACAATAAATTAAAAATTATGAAAACTATTAAATTAGGTATTTTAACATTAGTATTAGGATTATTTACATTAACCTCTTGTGAAAAAGAGGAATTGGAAGTAGACATTCCACCAACAAGCTCAAGTACTGGTGAGTCAACAACAGAACCAGTCGATACTGTAGCTTTTATTGACAGCATGATGACAGTCTGGACAACAACTGGAGGTGCTAAGTTACATAATGGTGGTATGGGTGATATTAACTTCTTAGTTAGTTCATCTGGTGAATTGGATTCATTAACCTTTGGAAATGACTGGGGTAACGATTATTATGTTGAAGATGGTTCTTTTGAATACTTAGGTGATGGTAAATTTGTATTTAAATATGACCAATATAGATTTTCTGATTATGAATCATTTGTTGATACTGTAACTATGATTCAAAGTCCAGATTATCCAGATTATATTGACGTTTATTGGAAAAATTTCACAACCTTAGCACCAAAAAGCTACTTCTACCAATACGTAGATTAAGAAAAAGATATATTAATAAGATAAAGACTCATCATTAATTTGGTGAGTCTTTTTTATTTACAAATATTCTGTATTTGATTATTTATATTAATATGAGTAGTAAATACCGAAACAATACTCCAGAAAATGATGTGGAATTAGCTAACGCTATAGCCACTATTTTTGGTGAAGTAGGTACTACCATAGGAAAAACAATTATTATTGAAGAAATGTTAAAACAGTTCGTTGATGAACATGAGGAAAACCTTAAATCAATTAGAATAATTTGGGATGAGAAATCTAACGGCTTTAACAGATTTGATTTTAACTTTAAGTAACTATTTATTATAAAAGATTTATAATGACTAAGATTATAGTAACCGAATCACAATTCAATAAATTGATATCATCATCTTCAGAAGATGAAGTTTTAGAAGAAGGATTTAAAGAAATTCTTTTAGGTGCTGCGATGTTAATGGGGTTAAACTTAAACGCACAAAATACTGACATTGCACAAGACGCATTAGAAAAGGAACAAGTAGTTCAGCAAATCCAAAACACAATCGAAAATGACTCAACTAGGAATAAAATGGTATCGGCAATGGAGAATGCTGGTGTTCAGAATGCTGAGGAGAAATTGATGGACGTTAATAAGAAATTATTAAAGAAACTTAAGAAGAAAGGTTATACGGCTGGAGAAGTACAAGACTTTAAAGGGACACAAGCTCAATTGGATACTAAACTAAGAAGTGGTGAATATGCAATCTTAGATGTGACTGAATTTAGGGAGATGGTAGAAACTGTTGACTACATTGATACCACTATAACTATTGATATCGCATCAGATAATAATTTCGCCACTGGAAGTTTTTCATTGGAAGGTGAGTTATCATCACAAATTTTAAGTACGTTAAAAGATATTAATGAAACGTATGATGATGTGGAAATAACTATAGAGTCATCTACTGATAAAGAACCTGTTAGAAAATATATTTCAGATGAAGACCCAACTGGTAATAAAACGTTAGCAAAAAACAGAGCTAATTCTATTATGTCATTAATCAATCAATCTGGTATAGACTCCTCATCGGTAAGTGTTAAATTATTAAATGACCAAGGAGAACCAGAATTCCCAACTAGTATGTCAAGAGATGAGAGAGTTAAAACTAGAAAGGTTACTGCAGAATTTCGTTATGTTAAAGTAACTATTAAAGCTAAAGTCAAAATTGATAAACCACAAGTATCAACAGATGAAAAAGTTGAAACTTACTGTAAAGTAGTTCAAGTTAGAAAAAAGTCAAAAGGTATTGATAAAAATGACGGGACTTCAACTAATGAGAAAAGTTTCCAAGTTAAAATTGGTAGTGACACCAAGACTGATGTCTTATCTAAATGTGTTAAATAATAAAAACCTCCATTAATAGTGGAGGTTTTTTATTTATTGTACATTTACTACCGAGATAGTAAAACTATTATAATTACAAGTCTCATATGATATATCCTTAACGTATGGACTTAATATTCGTTTTTTATAAACTGTATTTTTTACCATATTGTTAAGAATATAAATAGATTTAACCACTTCTTTAGTTGTTTTATCTAAAGTATTTAATTTAAAACAAGATATTGTTTTGTTAGTTATTGATTTAGAACCACTATACCAAGTAACTTTTTCATCACCAATAGTAACTACATTGATTGTAGTACCATTATAATCGTATATACCGTCAGCTACATCTTTAGAAACGGAATAACTATTACCACTTCGTTTACCTTTTATTGTGATATTAGTTGTAATTTTATTGGTAATTGATGGGAAATTTTTAGTTATGAAGTATTTTAGACTTTCATCTTTAAATATATTAATATCCAACGTATCAAATCTAATACCATCAAGATATTCTAAAAAGTTTATCTCACCATTGTTATTAGGTAATGATATCCTTCTATATGTGTTTATAGTATTGTTACTATCACTATAATGGGATGGACTAATATTTGAAATATATTCATTAATAGTTTCTAACGATACATCATCTAAGGTCAAATCAAATTTAAGTGGCTTACATTTATTATTAATTCTATATGTATTAATAACATCGATAAAGGGGTCATTATTAGTCTTAACACCAATATTTTTAATTGAATTACAACTAACCAAAATAAATCCAATAATAAATAAACTTAAAGTTTTCATATCAATAAAATTTAATGTTCAGTTACAATTATAATAAATATTTAGCGGTTTTCCAAATAAAAACACTAAAAAATGTCATTTTTTAAAAAAAGTGGCAAAAATTTGTTTAAACAAAAAGTTATTCTTATATTTACAACAGAACATTAAATTAAACGTTATGTATTTCACAAGTGCTAAACAGATAGTAGATAGTAATCAGTTAATTACATATTCACAAATGACTGATTCTGAAAAAAGACAAGAAATTTCTAATATTTCTAGAAATGGTGCTGTTATTGATGCTATTAATAAAGGTTACAAACAAAATCTAGAGCAGTCTGACAGACAACATAGAGAAGAAATGTCTAGATTAGCTGACAACACTAGAGAACTTGAGAGAAATAATGCGTTAGTGTCAGACCAAAACAATAAGTTAGGTGAAATATCTGGTATTTTATACGATACTAACGTGATTTTAAACACAGGGTTTGGTGATTTATCACTTAAAGCACAATCGTTAGTTAAATTAGCTGAAATTAACTCAGATAAGATGAATAAACTTATTGAAGTTATGAAAATTCCAGATTACGAGAAGGAAAGGTTATTTAAGTTTGCTAAAGCTACTGATTACCTTAGACAATCTATTAAGTTTCCAGACCGTATGGATGATGCGATAGAAATATTAGAAGAGATTTATAAAACTGATACTAGAGACCCATTAGTATTGAATAAATTAGCTAATTGCTACTTACATTCAACTAAACACGCTAATTTAGTTCGTAGTAAAGAGTTATTTGAAAGAGCTATTAGTTATACTGACTCTAAATTTAATGATAAAAATCTATTGAAGTATGATAACTACATCAATTACGCTTACATTAAAATGTTATTAGACCCATCATATGTAATTTCTATAGATGAGTTAACTGAAATAGTTAATAATACTATTAATGCTAAAGATATGGATAAATCATTATACCAATTAGTGGCGGTTAGTTTATTTAGATGTGGACACACATACTCTGATTATCATGATGAAGTAATTAAGTTAATGTTAACAGACAAAGGCGTAATAAGACATACCGCTACCAATGAAATGGTATTGAGTTTAGCAAATGGTCTTGACGAAGTAACTAAAAAACATGATTTAGGTGAAGAACCAACGGAACCTATGATTATGGCATTATTATCGGCTTATTATAGTAATAGAAGTTTTAAACATAAAACTATCTTAACTCATATAGATTCTTGTAGAGGTGAGGTATTAAATGCACCTAATGTTATTAGTGCGGCAAAAATATTATATAGTAGACTAAAAACACCAATAGACGAGATTGACTCTACTGAGGATAGACGTATCGAAGAAAAGATACAAAGAAAGAAAGATAGAGCAGAGCAAAAACTAAGAGAAGAAGAAGAAAAAATACTTGCTGCCGAAAGAAAATTAATCGAAGAACAAGAAAGACGTGAACGTGAAGAAAAATTAGCCGAACAAAGAGAAACTAATGAAATGCTTGCGGATATGAAAAGAAGAGAGAGAATTGGTAAAATCATAATGTGGATTTTAGTTGGCTTTATTTTTATAACAATTCGTTCTTGTATTAAAGGTTAAAAATAAATTACTGATACCATATTTATTAATATATAAGTAATTAGTATATTAATGATATATGGGTAAAAGAATCAGACATCTTTTAAATACCAGAAGAAACAAAATAAGTAACCCTAGCGATGTTTATCTCAAGACTGAATTTAAACAAACCGCTAGGGCTTTACCGTATGACGACATTAATTATGTTCTAAGTGAGAATGACGTATTTAATGAAGAAAGACAATCGTCTAAATGTTATAGAATTATTAGTACTGTCAGCATTTTAGTTGGCAACCCATTGTATGACACCACTGGTCAAATTAAAGGAACTCAAGTAGGGTTATCATTTTTAGGTACTTCAGACTTTATTACAGCTGACGAACCTAACGGTGGTGACGATTTAGATTTCGATACCGTCATAGATAGGTTCATAACAGAAAGAGACGGTTGGTTTGGATTTAAATATCCAGAAATTAGTACAACATCTTTTAAACCATCTATAGAATATAAGTTTACACCATCCCCAGACCAATTACTACCACAATACGCAGGTACTGACAACTGGAAATTCAGACTAACTTATCCAGCCTTTTCAGCTCAAACCACAGGTGATATAACTGATGGTGGATTATTAATGGTAGAAACTCAAAGTATTGTTGTTGGAGGTAGGGATATAACATTATTTACTACACCAGTAAAACATAATCTTAATGTTAATAGTCAAGTATTATTAAAAGATTTAGTATCGTCATCATTTGATGGTAAATATACGGTAGTAAAAATTGGTGATATTAATGGTAATGATGAAGAATATACATTTGGTGTTGATTTAGGTACGACAACTAACCAGTTAGCACCAGATTCTAGAATGGTTAGGGTAGTTAATGGTATTGAATCTAAATATTATTTCAGAAAGTTTAAAGTATTAAGTAATGATTATGAGATTTATAAATTACCATTCTCTAAACAGCTTTTTGATGATAATAATTACCAAGTATCTTTTGAAGATATTAATATTAGCGGATTAACAGACAACTTAAATAGACCGTTAAGTGAACTATATATCACCAGTATTAAATTAAAAGGTGATGTAACTGTACCTACTAGGTATACACCAATTAAATCTGGTTTAGAAATACCGTTTATATCTAATATGAGTGCAAGTCCATCAGTATATTCGTCAGTTCCAGATATCAGACGTATAACTAGTGATACTATAAATACTTTTGATGAGATTGAAAATGATGTGACTGAACTTTATGATGAATATTATGGTGATGTAGTTGAGTATAACGATAGTGAATTATTGGAATATGTTTTAGCTGACATTCATCATAGATTTAATACCCTAAATAGGGAGACTAGTCCATCAATTAACGGTAAAACGGTAGGACCTAAATACGAAGGTTACTATTATAAAGCACACAATAAAATAACACTTAAGAATTTTTCAAATTATATTGAACAAGGTGATATAAATACTGCTGGTATACCAGATTATGCTACAACATTACCAGATGGTAGAATCATTTGGAGAGACTTATTAGATATAGGTGTTAATGACGGTCAACAACAAACCATAGATTATCCATTTGCTAATGGATGTCATTATTTATATGATGTTAATTGTGTGAGTGTTAAAAGACAAGACCCATATAATGCGTATGGTGTATATTATACTGGTGATTACCCAGATATATCTGGAGATATATACGATACTACAGATTTTGAAACTAACGATGCTGGAGATAACTGCTAATGAAATTTAAAATTAACATAAGTACATTAACTGGTGATACTGTAGATATTAGTGTACCCATTAGTACAGAAATGGGGTTTGCTGGGCAAGAAGATGTCATTAACGAACAATTTGTTGAAGAAGAAGTTAAACGAGTTACTAATGCTACAGAAGATTATGAACAAGTTAGATTAAGACCTAAAACACCTAGAATTGATTACAAATTAACATTTTCTAGTGGTGTAGATACATTCTTTGATTTAGGATTCACGGTTGATGACATCAAATTCAATAGGAATAATTTTAAAAATAGTTTTTTAAGTTTAGATTTTTACGATAGTGACATTACTACTGCAAATAACTTAGTTGCTAGAATAACCTTATTTCCACAAGTTAATAGAGCAGCTATTGCTGACGCTGATAGTATTAAAGCAATTAAAACCATATTCTCAACTATAGACCCGAATGATGATAGAGTAGCAAATAGGTTCATAGCTTCTGAAGGGTACTTTATGTACTACTTTAAAGACCAAATTGTTGAATCTCCATCAGTGACTAGTCTATATATGGAAGCTAGATTTAATAATGCTAAAACTGGAATCAGTACCCCTATGATTATAATATCTAATCCGACAACTCTTACCGATATATTAAGTAACACTTTTACTGAATATGAATTAACTAAAGGAGTTAATGGATATGAGTATAACATAGTTGGTAATACTGCGGGGTCAACCCTTACTACAACAGTAGTTAATTTATTCGAAAGAGCGTTATAAGATAATCCTACGACTAACTATTTATTTAATGTAATAAGTTAATTATATTAATATTAGATGGAGGTTATTAAAAGGCGTATATTATTAGAGGATTTCATAAGTAGAGATGAACTAAATTATGGTGCATTTACCGCACAAACCATCAATATAAACGTTTTTATAACCCAAAAATTTGATGATTTAGGTGTATCAATTACATCTGATTACATTGACGAAGATTGGTTAACCCCAGCAACGTTAGACGGTATTCCGAATCTAGATAATTATTTAGTTGAACGGGCTACATTATCTGGATTAACATACCCATTTGAAAAATGGGATAACCCAGACCCATTAATATTAAGTGGTGACACATATTCATTAAGACCCTCTGGCTCCACAATATCCGATTTCTCAAAAGACGCTGGATATGTAACTGGATTTACTGATAGTAAAGAAAGTAGTGTTCGGTCATATAGTGCTACTGAGCCATATCCAATCGGATTGGATATGAAGGTAGAAACTTACGATGATTATCGTGGTGACACAATTATTGGTTTGACTAGAATAACGTCATTTAGTCCACCAGAAATGAATTATGTTATAGATGCAAATGATGATGCAAATATAGGTACATTAAATCAGAATACTGGTATTTTATATAATGATAATACTGGTATTACTAGAACGGTGGTACATACCGATACAAACACTATTTATGAAATACCACAAACTACCGCTAGGTATTTTGGACAAGGATTTCATGAATTAAATGTAGGGTTATTCGCTAATTTTAGAAAAGATTACCATTTTGGTATTTCTGATGTTAGAGAAACGGAATCGGATATATTTATTGAACGTGGAGAACAAGACATTGCTGGTAGGCATTTAAGATTAAGTGAGATTAAAACCATCGATGATTTAATGAATTACAATAACGGATATTATAATATAGAAAAACAATAAGATATGAATGTATATGGAACAGTAAGACCAGCTGATATTACTCCAAGTGATGTGGAGATATTTGTACAATATTCAGCTAGTAGAGATGTGGTGGGTGATAGTGAATTATTTAAACTAAATCCTAGTGATGTTTTATTTAAAACTAATAACCCAAATAACCCAGACCCAAGTAAGTTTGAATTATTTGGTGGACTATATACATTAAAATTACCAGCAACTCAATTTAAAAATAAAGGTATTTACAATATTATTATTAAACCAGTTGAGATTAGAACTAGAATTATTGATTGTGGGGTTTTGTCAGCATTTCCAGATAAAAAGGGATTAGTGTTTGACACATCACAAATTGATAACACTCAAGTTAACAGGTTTGAAAACGGTGGGTTAGTCGGATATAGAATTGAATATATCACTACAGACCCTAACTCAAATGAAAGAAAAGTTAGTAACTTCTTCACTGTAGTTACAACTAATAATAGGGTTGAACCAGTTAACCAAAACTTAACCAACTCAAATCAAAAAGCAATTAGATATAGATTCAATGATAATTCATCGTTAGTATATGCTACGGTAACCTCTAGTACCGCATCTAGTATTAAACCTAATGCAGTACCATTCATTGGTGAACCTAACCAAGAGGTTATTATTACAAATACATTCTTCAACCCAATCTCTATTGAGGTAGAAATGGTAGAGCATGATTTTGAAACATTAGCTTACGGTATTTTAGGTAACCAAACTAAATCACTTGAGGATGGTAAATACACTATCTATAACTTTGATAATGAAATATATAAACAGTACGATTTATTTGAAATTAAAAATAGATTTACTGGTGAACCATTATATGAGGTTAGAGAGGAAAGAGGAACTATTGATTTTTCTAAGCAATTTAATGATATTACTAATGTATAAAATAGATTAAAATCTATTTATATTTAAAGCACATTTTTAATGAGTGATGAAAGAGTAAAAGTTGTTGGATATGCCAAGCGCATTTTCTTTAACGATGGTATAGAGTATAGAAATTTTAGTGATGACCTAGTAGGACAACAAAGTGCTACTGGTAACTCATCATTAACATTTAATAATTTCATCACTACAACGAATTTAAACGCTAGAATAGCTAATAATTTTCCTACATCTGACTTATCGGATTTTATAACATTAGATACATTAACATCTAATGATGGTAATCTTAACATACCAACAATTAATAGTATATCACTTAATGCTGATTATACTAAATTGGACGGTTATGCTTATTTTGGGTCATTAAAAGAATATATTAGAGTATCTTTAGAGGATATTATTATGAGATGGCCCGCCTCTTTACATGTTAGAGAGATAAGCGTGTTAGATGATATTAGTACTGGTATCACAACTAATAATATTAGCTACGACTCAGTGTTGGATACTACTACATTTGAGATAGAAACTAATTTTATTGAAAATAAATACGGGTTAAATTTCTTACAAAATGGTACTATCATAAATTCGTTCGCCACAGAGAACGATATTAAACAAATTAGTGCTAATTTTAGTGAATACACCATATCAATAGATAATGTTGAGTATAATGTATTAGAATTTACTGGTGCGACACAACAATTTAATGATGTATTAAAAGTAGTTGTTAAAGGTAACCCATTTACAGGGTCAACATATACTGGAAGTTATCATTTTAAACCAAATAATAAGAATAGAGAACTTTATTTTAAAAGTTTAGATAGATTACAGGGGTATTTACTAAACAGGCTTGTAATACCATCATATACATCTACATTTACATTTCCAGTTAGGACTGACGGTGGAGTTTTACTGTATAATAGTGAAACAATTACATGGCCCGTGTCAGATGGTTATAATTTAGATTTTAACAACACATTATATACAGATTACGTCAATTCTATAATAGATATTGCCGATAATTATGATGATAATAAGACAGATTTAATACATAGGTTCTTAACTGCTGAATCTATTTCATCTTTCGATACGGTTTCTGATGAAGACGACGAGGATTCGCCAGAACAAAAAATTACCAAATTATTAAGGGTACACGGTAGAGGTTATGATGAGATAAAACAATATATTGATGGAATATCTTACGCTAATACGGTAACATATGATAAGAAAAATAATATACCAGATACTCTAATAAAAATATTAGGTAGAACATTAGGTTGGGAAGTAACTTCGTCATTATTGGATAATGATGTTATAAATTATTTCTTAACAACTGGTGAAGCAGCATTTTCTGGACAATCTAGAAGTTTAACGTTGGCTGAATCTGAAGTTGAACTATGGAGAAGATTGATTATGAATAGTTCATGGTTATTTAAGTCAAAAGGTACTAGAAAAGCTATAGAATTCATTTTAAATTTCATTGGGACTCCAGATGGTTTAATAGAATTTAAAGAACATCTTTATGTTGCTGATAGACCAGTTGATGTTGACCTAATAAGTGAGATTTTTGAGGAAAGAGGTGAACCATTCGACATTAGTGAATTAAACTTCGATTCAGACGGTTATCCAAAAGTATTGGAAGATACAGATGAGATGTATTTCCAAAAAGGTGGGTTGTGGTATAGAGAAACTGCGGGACCTAATAGTAATATTTACTTACTAACTGGAAATAACCCTCATATAGGACCTTACGATGGTGGAGAAGAATATATCAACCAATTTAATTGTTTAGTACCTAATTTTGAACCAATTGAAATTACTAATGAGATATTTACTACTGGTAGTACCGAATTTTATATAAACTATAATGAAGGATTTGTAAATCAATGTGTAGAAAACTGTGTTAGTGGTGGTACCGTTATCATTGATACGGTTCCAGCAACATTAAATGGTAGTCTATTAGCGGTAGAACAAGGGGATGATGATAGTTCCTATGGGTCTTCTGGTGGTAGATTTTATGCTCCATTAGATAATTCTCAAATACCAGTAACATTAACACAATATAGTGATGGTTCACCAATTGTGGTAGACCAAGTAGTTAGCAACTCATTATGGAATAATAGATTAAGAACTGTCGGTGTATGGAATGACACTTTAGGTGGTTCGGTGTGGGCTGGATTCACTAAATGTATTAACTTAGAAAATAGTGGAACATACACAATAGCAATTGCTGCAGATAATTACACTAGATTTAGATTAAACGGGCAGGCTTATGTTAATTTAGAAACATTAACAGGTCAAAACTTTAATTTCTGGCACATGTACCAAGTAGAGTTAACTGCTGGAACTAACATTATTGAAATGGAAGGTCAAAATCAAGGAACTGGTGACGCATCTTTTGGTGCTGAGATTTACTCAGTAGGTACTGACGTTTTAAGCGGTTATACAACAACCACAGAATTAGACGCTGTTACCATTTTCACCACTGGTGATTTAATCGATAACGCAGTATTTGATTTAGGCTCTACTAACGGTTATAGCTGCCCTCCAAGTTATTCATTAAATTTATGTGACGGAGGGGCACCAACATGTACGTTAATAAGTGGTAGTACTGGTAATACATGTCAACCAGACGTTTATTTTAGTGTGCTAAACTCCAATAACGATAATAATAGATGTTACACATTAGGGTTAGACGTAATCGATGACCCAAATCCAATTGTTGAAAGAACAGATTGCGGTTGTCCAATCGACGATTGTGACGAAGCGTTAGAAATAACGATAACCAAAAACAATGAACCTATATTAGGTGATGGGGTTATTGTAAATAATTGTAATATTAGTAGTTTTGAATTAGAATCTGACGGGCTAGTGTTATTTACTTTAGGTGATGGTACTATTACTAACGGAGTTTCTACAGAATGTTGTACGTCATCTGGATTTAATACATATGAACAAGTTGCACAAGAAATATTACTTAGCACGACTCAAACAATTAATAACTTAAGTAATGGGTTATATGTAATCGATGACGCAATTAGAGTTATAGGTGGTGGTTTCACAGACGTAACTAGTATTGGAAATACCATGACAATAATTGATGGTTCATTTAATGTAGTAACATATAAATTTGATGAAGGTTTAGGTACTAGTGTTCCAGAAAATATAATTGATATAGAAACAGAAATTTTAGCTGGTACTAGTACAGTAACTGATTTAAACAACTATTTAGTTAATATTTTAGGGTTACAAACCGAAATTGGTTGTCATTGGAACATAACACCTATTTATACCGCTGGTTCCCCAGCATCAACTACCACGCCTATTGCACCAGTACTTAGTTTGGTTAGTACTACCGATGCTACTTGTGGTGTGGATGATGGTACTATGACAATCGGTTTAACTGATGGTACATTACCAGTTAATCTACAAATTGTAGATGAGGTTGGAAATATAACTAATGAAACATTTACTACTTATAGTAACTTAACTATTGATAATTTAGAAGCTGGAACATACATTATAGATGGTACTGATATTAATACTTTAACATCTAATACACTAACTGTCGATATTGGTAGTGGTGATGCAGTAATTTTAACTGTAAACGTTGTTGAAGACACTATAAATCCATCTTTGTCTAATATGGTGGTATCGGTAACTGGAGGAGTGCCAAGTTATGATATTAGAACATTTATTGGTGGAACTGGAACTGCAACACCATTTAATGTAAACTTAGAACCATCAGATGGCACTACTTGGACATTCTTCAATGTAACTAGTGGTAATTACTACGTTAGTGTTACCGATGGTAATGGATGTGAAGACACAGTTTATAATGTTGTAGTACCGTAATATTTATTATAAAAGAAAAAATTAATGGCACAATGCTTTGGAACAGATAGTGGACAGTTATTTAACCGATTCGTTTTTAATGATGATGGTACAGTTTCTGGTTATTTTAACGATATTGATGAAACTTCAATAACTAGTTATGGGTCAACACCTATAACTGACAACCCTAGTAGCTTACCTAAAGAATGTTGTACTGCATTAGGTTATACTTTTGACAGTCAAAGCGGTAAATGTTTCTATGCTGAACCGTGTGCTGAAGACGATACAGTTAAAGTACTGTTCGGAATTGACCAGATGGACGGATTCAATTTCCAAGTTGTGTCTGGAGAAACAGCTAGTTTAGAAATTAAATTTGATTATATTTTTAAATATGACTGTAACACATTATTTGATTGTGGTACAGCAGAAGCTAAAGACTTATTGTCTGGTATAACTGGATTAGAATATACTAGAAACGAAATATCTAATCAATTATCTGGGTATACTGCACAATTTCAGTTTTTAACTGAAAATCCTAGTACCGCACCTGGATTCGAAGAACTTATGACATCCCTACAAGAAAAAATTACATTCTTAAGTGGACAAACAATACAGATAGATTCTGATTTAGAAGTATTAAATGCTAGATATTCGGAAATAAGTGGTGGGACAATAGCCGATATATTATCTAATTTTAATGCTACGGTAAGTATTGATAGAGTTGACCCGCCAGTATCTGGTACAACACCAGTATATACAACAATAACTGAATTACCGTTATTAAGTATAGGTGACTTTGAAGAGTACATCACTGATAATCCAACAACTGGATTAATAATTACTTGTGATGATTGTGGGTTAGTCGATACCGTATTAAGGGAGGAATTAGATGACCCAACCGTATTAACTGAAGAGACAATAAATTCAGACTGGTTAAACTTTGAAACAGTAATTAATGATACTGCAATAATAAGTGCAATAACTAATGAAGATATACATATTAGTATCAAAATAGATGATGTTAGATGTAATACTTCTATATTAGTTGATAGAATATCGGTTAATAAATTAAGTACTTTCTTAGAAAGAGAAGAAGTTTATGTTAGTAAGTGCCCTGGTTTTGATTTAAAGAGATTAGTTGACAATAAAAAATCTTGGACTCAAGTTTCTAAAACGACTAATAGAGAATATGATTTTGAAACTAGAGAAACTAAATATTCATTAAATGATTCTAAATTAGTTGTAAACACTAAGGAATTAGATTTAAATGTTGACGCAGCAAATGCGGTTGAGTTTGACTTGACACAATATGTTAAGAATAACTTTGAATGTATTTTAACTGGTAGTACAACAGATTTTAGTGAGTTATTAAGTTCTGATATTTCTGAAGTAATGACTAAGGATGAGTTAATTGACATTCTAACAACTGAATTAATTGATGCTAAGACTAGAAAAGTACTTAGTGGGTATCCAACCTTAAAGAAATTTTTTGAGATTTACACTGGTGCGGTATCAACAACTTGTACTACTTCTAATATGTTATCAATAACTGAGGTAGATATGTTTATTGATTTATTTGGTGATTACTGGACAGATATTGTGGAACAATTTATTCCAGCAACAACTATTTGGGGGTCAACTAACATTTATAGAAATACGGCATTTTGTACTGATAAATACAAATACACTCCTAACACGATAAATTGGGGTTGTGGTAGTGGTTTAACTCAAACTATAATTACTGGTGATACAGCAACAACAAATGTAAATAGGTTAGCATTTATAAGTGGATTTGATTATAATACAGTACCTAGACCATTAAGTATTGACGCTTCAGGTAAAATATATGATAATATCGGAAACGAATTAACATTTTTACCCACGACTAGTACTAACCCATGGGATGTACCAGGAGATTTTATAAATCAGTCATCAATATGGTTAAACGGGTTAGCTGATGGTAATTGGGGATATGTTACATCAAATATCACTGTTAGTACTACTAAAGATTATTATTTAGCAATTTCAGCAAATAACTTTTATACACTAAAAATAAATGGAGAGGATTATATTGATGCATCACCATTCAGTCTTAATGATGTAGTAACTACTATTTATCCTGTTAATTTAGTGTCGGGGGTTAATGAAATTGAGTTTGGATTTAGACATGATTTTGACGCCAACACAACTGGTAAAACAATTTCAGCGGAAATATATGACGCTACAGTAACTGATATCATAAATGCTCCAGACAGAGCAACTATAGAGACTTATAAAATATATAGTCTATCAGAGGAGATAAGTTCTGTGGTTGGTTCTGAGGATGACTACCTTACGGTGAATGTTGGTGTTGAAGTAATGCCTCCAGATGTAAACCCTAATGATTGTGATACAACATTAATTGAGAGGTATGATAATATATGTTTAATAAAGGTAGATAATGGAGCCGAATATTTAGGTTCTATTGAAGTAAGAGATGGTGGAATAGTAAATAACGCATGGTAAAATTAGTAAAAAATATAGAAGGAAATGTTACATTAATGAATCAAACCGAGATTAAGACTAAATCTATTGATATTGAATTAGATGGTGGTGATTACATTGAAGTAACTAATTTCATAGGATTCTTCCAAGACTTGACGTTTGTGGATGAAACTGAAATATTGAATAAACCACCCTTTTTTGGGTTAAATAACGGTAGTAGACCTTGTACTACGATTGAAATATCATATTAATGAGAAGAGAAGAATACATATACGTACAAACTGGAGTCTGTGTAAGAAACAGAGACCAAATTAATGTTAACACTAGCTCAGATTTTTGTTTTAGTGATGACACTTCATTTGTTGTAAGTGGAGCAACTAAAGTTGTTACAGATGAAAAGATTTGTGATTTCTCTGGTATTTCATTTTCGGATATTTATTCTGGTGCAACTGAGTGTTTCGAAGACTTACAATTAACCGATGAATGTTTTGAAACAATCGATTGGTATATTTTAATAAATGAAAATGGTGAAGAAGTTAGTAGGGAACTATTCTATACCAGTGAAACAACTGGAGCTACACCAACTGAGGCTGTATTCTTAGCGGGAGTTAATGGTTCATTCTTACAACAACAATACACATACACTCAAAGCGGTACAACTTTTACAATTGAAAAACCATTTGGGGTTACAGATTTAAGAATTGATATTTGCACAGAAGTTAATTTACATAATGACTGTATGTCACAAAACGCTAATGAATGTGGTTGTCCAGATGGGTACATTCCTAATACGGGTGGAGACGCTTGTGTTTCGGGAGATACTATATCGGCTACGGTTAACACTGGAGGAACAATAACCGCAATCGCTGGTGATAAAATTACCGATTACGGTATTGACGGAGCAACATTTTATGAAAATGTAAGTAATGGGTTTGTATATCCGATATCAAGTACTACATCAACACTAGAAGATGCTACTGGTAATACAGTGACTAAATTACAATCGACAGTTAGAAATTCATTATGGGGTGATAGTACTACCGTAAAAGACGGTAGATTGAACGAAGTAGGATTGTGGACTCCACCATCCCCAAACAGCGAATGGGTAGGATTCTCAAAATGTTTAGAATTAGATAAGACGGGTACATTTGTCTTAGGTATTGGCGCTGATGACTTTTGCCGTTTTAGAATAAACGGTGAATTAATTGTTGAATTCCTAAGTGGTTCGTTTACGTTCAAAACGTGGCATATGATTCCGATAACCTTAAATTCTGGTAAGAATATTATTGAAATGGAGGGTTACGATAGTGGTGGTTTTGGTGGTTTTGCGGCTGAAATCTATGATGAAACTAATGAAGTCCTTAGTGGTATGACTACCGAGTCGGAACTTAGTGCTGTTACTGTTTTCACTACTGGTGATTTATTGAATGAAGAATATGAACTGGGTGAAGATACTGGATATTCATGCCCATCTGGTTATGCATTAGACACTTGTTTATCTGGAATACCAGTATGTACTAAAATAGAATATGTAGACCCTAATATATGTGAGTTTACTGGAACTTGTGAAACTGATTGTTACACGGCTTGTACTGAAACATTTGATAGTATTCAGTCTGGTGATACTGGGGTTTATATTATTGATGATGAAACAACAATAGATTTTACTTTTGATTTGACTGGTAATACATCTTCATTAGGTGAATCACATAACTTTAAGTATGAAGTCTACAAGTATAATAATTTCTCTAAGATATGGAATCGTCCAGCAGTATATAAATCACCAGAAGTGTTGTACTCTACAATTAGCGGAACTACAGGTAATGATTTCGTACAACAAATTCCAGTAGATTCATTACAATTAGATGGTGATTATTTAATTAAAGGATTCTTCAAGTATGATGCTTGTACTGAATTTGCAAATAGATTAGGTGTTAGCGTAGATACATCACTATACTCAAATGGTCAATATGTTGAGTCATTAGATTGGTATTTTATAGCTATAAGAGAATCTGAAACCCCAGAGTTAACTATTTCTGGTCAAGAAACTCCAGAGTTTACTAATTTATTCTCATATTCATTATTTAATAGTTTTGACGGACAAACCGATTACGTTATGACTATTATACCAGATGGTGAACCGATAGTTGCATTAAACGGGTTAACATTAGGTATTGGATTAGATTACAACGTAATATCGGGTAATACGATACAATTATCTGGAGAAAGTTATAGCGGGGATGTAATAACGGTAATTGGTGCTAAGGGTGATGGTGTAACTGACCCTATACAAGTAGATACTTATTTAGTTGACGCACCAGTAGTAAGTGGAACTACAGATAATCAAGGTTCTGAGAATGTTTATTACAATACAAATACAAGTAAATATGAAATTTACTCATCAGTTAATATAGCAACTAGTGATGTGGTTGTAACTATAAATGGTGTTACATTAGCAAATAATATCGATTATTATGTGTCAATATCTAACCCTAGAAGAGTAATATTAGAAGGTGATGTATTAGAAAATGATGTAATTAATATTTATTACACACCATCAACAGACGCTAGTGGTCAGTTAACTGTAAATCCATTTAATTTAAATTGGAATATACCAACAGCACCAGTTAATAACAATGGTAAATTCATTATCGAAGTAACAAGTTCTACAGATACTGGATTTGCTAGTATACAACAATCTATAGAAGTGCCTTACCAAGCTGGAGTTGCAGCATATAATGGTCAAGTTACTTTAACTGGTTCAGTTGGGGATGAATATATTTATAGAATTAAAAATCGTAAAGAATATGTGTCATTAAATGGTGATATAATTGTATCTGAAAACTATAGTGAAGTAGTTTCGATATTTATAGCGTCTAATAATATTAATAGCTATTAAAATTTAAATTAAATGACTAATACATTATATTTATAATATAAGAAGTAAAAAAACGTTATGAGTTATAATATAGACAATAGTAATGGATTTGTTAGTGTAAAATTAACAAACATCGGTAGACAAATGTTAGCGTCTGGTCAACTAACCTTTAATCAATGGGCTTTAGGTGATTCAGAAATTAACTACGATAGAGAAGAAGTAGTTGAAACTAATAGTACTGATGTAGCATTTTCTGCAAACACTAAAATCCTTAGACCGAAGGATAAACAACCAAATATTAAATATTTTGTTAGTACTGGTTCAACAGTATTTAATCCTATTACGAATGCTAACATTAATGTAGTAAAAGCATTAGTAAACAATAAAGCTACTGAAAGAGGATTCTTTAGTGGAACTACTGGGTCTTACAACACATTAACTACTTCTGAATATGTAAAATTAACAGGTACTGTAACTGAAGCTGAAATTGACGGTACAGATACTATTGATTTAGGTAGCACTGGGTCAACAGTGGGTGATAAATTATTGGTAGTTGTTAGTAATGGTACTTTAGGTGATATTACTGGTAACACTAACAACACCCCAGCACCTTACTTATGGTATGATGTACAAGACTTAACTGGCACAACGGTTGAGCTAGACAGAAACTTGCCAGATATTAGTGCTGGTGGGTCAGTTAATATAACATACTACGTTTATAGTGGCGGTGAAGTAAAAGATGCTTTCGGTACTGGTAATACTGCATCGTATTGGGATACAGGAACTTTATCGTTCTCAACTGGTTGCGACGTTACAAACGATGACGTACCAGTTTGGAATATGAATAACGTTTGGTCTGAAGATATTGCTGGATTTACGGGAGTAACCAGTTCAATTAATGAAGGTTACCAAAGATTCGGTTCTTATGATTATGTAGGTACTAAAGACCCATACTTAGGGTTTGATTTAGATTCTGATAGTACAAATGCTCTAGCACAAGTTTGTGAGGGTGTTAGTAACTTAGATGGTGTTAGAAAAGCGATTTCAGTATTACATTATACTAATAATACAATTTCTAACTTATATGGTGAATCATTTTATATAGATGCAACTACTAATAAGTTATTAAGAGTTGATTTACCAACATTAATGTATCATAGATATAGTGGTAGTACAGCAAGTGGTGTAACACAAGGTATGTCATTTGTTTCCGACACCGTATTGAAGTTTGAACCGACTACTGATATTGAATACTATGACTTATTAGAAGATTCTACATTAATTAGTTCTGGTAGGACAGCAAACGTTGTTGGTAGAGTTTATCCACAGTTAAAAGTGGTTATATTTACCGATGATGAAATAGTTGCTACAATGTCATACAAGTCTAACAGAAACTGGACTTTACCAGCATTAGACGCTGTATTAGCTCCACCAGCTGGAGGTATTGGTAGTGGTGTATTAGCTAAAGATGAGGTTATGTATTTAACGTATGTGTTAGAAACGACTAGTGGATTAACTAATTCAATACCATGTCAAAGTTACGTTAAAGTTGAAAACACTAGTAATGCTAGTAAAGATGTGGACTTTAACATTTCCGACGTTGATTTACTACCTTACATGAGAAAGATTGAAAGCGGATGGGACGGAAAAGGGTTTTATGCTCATAATTTTAAACTGTTATATCAGATTGTTCCTAACTCATCTACTAGACCATCGTCGGACGCATGGAAAGAAGTTGATTTCACTAGTACTTCAATTACAAGTGGAGCTGGTGAAACAATTGACCCAACATTACTAGAAACTCAAAATCCAGCATTAATAGGGTTTAAATTAGATTCTACTAAAGTAGCAACTGCGGTAGATTATGAGTTAAACACAAAATTAAATTTACCAGATATTAATTCGTCAGAAAAATTACAATTTGGTGATGAGAGATTCTTATATGGTAATATTGATACATATATCGGTGCTACAATTTACAAAACAATATTTTTGATTAACATTAATGCTAATCAATTTGTTCAAACTACTAACCCTACTAAAGTTAACACCACTAATATTAGAGTTACTGAAGTTGGTATTTATGATAACAATAATAATTTGGTATTGATTGGTAAATTAAGTAGACCAGTAGAATTAGTTTCTGGAAGGACAATTACTATGGAACTTAGTATTGATTTTTAATATAAATAAAAAACAAATATGGGATTTTTAAATTCATCATCATCAGTAACATTAACCGCTAAACTAACTCCGTTTGGTAGAAAGCAATTATTAGCAAATAATAATGCGATAATCACTCAATTTACTTTAGGTGATTCAGATGCTAATTATCAAACTGACGAAACTATTAGTACTGGTAATATGCCAGCAATTTCTGGTAACTTAGGACAAAATAATTCATTTAGTAATAGTTCAGCATACAACACTTCTATAAGAAATGTTGTTCCGTTTTCAGCTAGTGTACAATATAAACCAGTTGAATTAGGTTCATCATCAGTTACCGAAGAGATGGTTAAAAACCAAACTAGAGCATTCGCTTATAGTGCGGTAACTCAAAATGTAATTGATAGAACTAACTTAGGTACTGGTTCAACATTAACTAATCTATTTAAAACATTTAATCTACCAATTACTGAAGGTGATAAAACGCTATTTACAAGTATTGCTAATTTAGGTGGTGGGTTCTCAGATACTGCATTAAGTGGATTTAATCAAGACCAAGTATTAGTAATTTCCATTCCAACTGGTAGTTATGGTGAACAAATCGATGGTAAAAGCCTTAAGGTTGATATGGAAACTACTGGAGGTACATTTGAAGTTTACGGTACTTACCAAAATTTAAATCAAATTAAATCAACTCAAGATAACAAATTATCTGAAGACACAGTAACATCTAAAAAATTTGGCGATAATGTGGTGTTCTTATTTTCTGATGACATATTAAGACCTAACTCAGATACGGGTAAAACATGGTCAACTGGTTATGGAACTACAAAACCATATAGTGTTAATGGTAAGGAGTTATTTAATTTAGTTTCTGGGACAAATAAAGTTACAGATAAATCTGTGGGTATTGCATTTTTAGATAAAGGGTTTATTGTGATTACTGAACCAACTATCGTTAATGATTATGTTTCATCTGGTACTACAGTACAATTTAATGACTATTATTCCGAAATATATCAAAGTGTAAATATATTAGCTAATAGAAGCGAATTCAATATTTCAAATAATCCAACATTCCAAACTGGTGATATTATAAGAATTAGTGAAGTTGGTTTATACGATAAAGGAGGTAATCTAATTGCGATAGCTAAACCAGATAGACACATAACAAAACGTACTAACGAAATATTTGCTTCGGCAATTAAAATAGTTATTTAAAACTATTTAAAAACAATTATTAAAGCTATATATTAACTTATATAGCTTTTTTATTATGAAGTATAAAGACGATGCGGAAGTATTAGTAAGTGGTGAATATGTGCTGGCACTGGATGTGTCAACTAAAACAATTGGTGTAGCATTATTTAAAGATAATGGTACCGAAGGTGAGTTGGTTTTAGTAACACATGTTACTCCAAAAGCTAAACCTAAGCCAGATAGTAAAATAGAGGAATTAATAGTTAAAGTCAGAGCATTTGAGGAGGAATTTCTTAACAAATATGCTGATGTTAATATAACTAAAGTTATTATTGAAGAACCTTTATTACGTTCTAATAACGTTAGAACAGTAGGTACATTATTAAAGTTTAATGGAATGGTATCTAGGTCAGTATATGAAGTATTTGGTATAGTACCAGAATATATTTCATCTTACGACTCAAGAAAGTACGGGTTTCCTCAATTAATGGCGGTTCGTACAGTTGACACTAAAGGTAACCCAATTGAAGAACGTAAGATAGCTAAAGCTAAACCAGTATTATTCGGAGCTTACCCATCTAATGTTGATAAAAAACAAATAGTTCTAGAAATGGTTACCGAATTACACCCTCAAATTAAATGGCCCTACAATAGAAATATGAAAATTGCTAAAGAAGCCTATGACCAAGCTGATGCAGTATGTTGTGCATATGGTTTTATGCAAATGATTGATAAATGGAAAATAATTTAATATGGATAATTTAGAAAAAGGATTAGATAATTGGGAAAAAGTTGGAGTGTTAGATGGTTTATCTCCAGAAGATAAATTAGAGATAGCTAGGTTATTTCAAGACGCTTCTATATATTTAATTACTTCAGACATCGAATCCAAACACGAGGGAGTACTAGAGATTTTAACATTGCCAGCATTACGTAGAGTATATTTAGCTGGTAAGAAAGATATTAATGTTAAAGACTTATGTAATGATTTGGCTAAATATATCGATAATACTATCGATGAATTAAAAGGTTTTCATGACCCTGAGAAAGAGGTACTTAAGATGTTTGTTGAATATTATTTAGAAAAAAAATAAAATTTTTTACATTTTACTTGTTTATAGAAAAAAAGCGTAGTATATTTGTGAAACAAAACAAGAAAACGTTCTTTGAAGATATTAAACTCTGATGCTGTCCAGAGTATAAAAGAGCCTGCTAAAGCTCTGAAATGAATCTACTTTGTAGGTTCACGTAATAGACAGAACATCGTAGTAGGTTGGGTGTGGCAACACCTTTAGGAGCCTATTCTTGTCGATGGCGGCGTATTCTCGAAAGAGATACTTAAAACACAATCCCTATAGGAAGGGAGAAAAACCGTATTAGTGTAATAACAGAATAACGTCCTATGCGTTGTGTGGTGGATTACATAATTGGGGATTCGAAAGTTATCCCAGTAAAGCGTTTATCCTTAAGATAAATTAAATGTTCCGAGAAAAGCAATTTCCTATTAAGGTGGTTGCAAACTTTAATTCTAGTGCGAGAAGTGCCTAATTCGTCAAGGTAAAAATTGACGAATCCCGAAAGGGGATACTAGCAGCTATGCTCGGTAGTTTGTGAAATATCACTTAAAAACGTCTCTGAATTGCAAACAGATGGGTTGGAGAGTAGAATTGTACTAGTCTTAAGTCTTACGATAGACGCCAATAATCGTAGGGTGAAAGTTGTGAACAGTGATAACAGCTGGTGTGCTAACTTATAGATACTATACTAAGTAATTATAAGGTCACAACAACGAAGTTTAAGTAGTGCTATTAACTTCATTTTTAATATTGTTTTAAAAAATTATGTGTCGGTTATAAGTCTTGCTAATTGTTAATAACTGACAACTATTTAAGTCATAAGGTGTAAAAACTTTATGACTTTTTTTGTTTTTATTAATTTTATTATTATATTTGTGATATAAGTAAAAAAGAACCCTAAGACATTATTAAATGAAAACCTTATGAGTGATTTAATGATTGGTATTTTCGAAGAGATATTAGGTTCTCCTAGAAAACATAGTGAAAGTAAATGTCAAATAGCTTTTGATTGTCCAGAATGTTCTGCAGAGAAAGGTATGATTGATGGTGACGGTAAGGGTAAATTAGAAATTAATTATTCCAAAGATGTTTATAAATGTTGGGTCTGTTTTCAAACTAATGGAACTCATGGTAGTGTTGCTAAGTTAATTAAAAAATATGGTAACAATAAATTATTAGATGAATATAAACTATTTAGACCAGAAAAGGTAAGACAATACGAAAAAAAAGAACGTATTAATGAGTTACCAGAAAGTTATCAGAGTTTATCTAATATTAGTGGTGGATATCATTACAGTAAAGCTATGTACTACCTTAACCAACGTAGGATAACCCCAGACATTATTCAAAGATATAATATTGGAGTATGTTCTAGTGGATTATATAAAGATAGGATTGTAATCCCATCATATGATTCATATGGTGATATAAATTATTTCGTAACCAGAGCTTACGATTCGAATAACTTCATGAAATACCTCAATCCAGAGGTTGACAAGACTCAAATGATATTCAATGAAAAATTAGTATCTTGGGATAGCACTATCTATATAGTTGAAGGGGTATTTGACCATATGGTTGTACCTAACTCAATACCAATTTTAGGTAAATTCATATCGGATAAGTTGTTGAGTATGTTATTAAATAAAGCTTCAGCTAACGTTGTTGTATTACTAGACGATGATGCGTATAATGATGCTATATCATTATATAAAACATTAAATATTGATGAATTATATGGTAGAGTTAGAATCATAAAAATGCCTAAAGGTTATGATATATCATTAATCAACGAAAAATACGGTAAGGTTGGTGTTATGAAACTATTACGTAGTGCTTATAGATTAAAAGAACCTATTATATAATACGGGTTTAATTGGTTTAAATAATATTTTGTGGTAACTTTGGAACATGAGTAACAAAATAATTAAACTTATTCATTGTTCTGATATCCATATCAGAACTTTTAAATATCACGATGAATATAAAGAACAGTTTGATAAGTTCTTAGTTTCCGCAAAAAAAGAGTTAGAAACAATAGAATATAATGAAGGTAGGATTGTAATCGTCGGTGATTTAGTCCACCAAAAGATTACTATATCTAATGAATTAATTACATTAGCATCTTACTTCTTAAATGAATGTTCTAAATTAGCACCAGTAATATTAGTAGCTGGTAATCACGATTTGTTAGAAAACAATCCAGATAGATTAGATAGTATTACACCTATCGTTAAATTATTAGATAACCCCAATATTCACTACTTTAAAGAAAGGGGATGTTATGAAGATAATAATATAGTTTGGTGTAATTATTCTATCTTCGAAGGTAACCAAAGACCAGATATTGAAGAAGCTAGAGCAAAATATGGTAATGATAAAACATATTTAGGATTATTTCATGCTCCAGTAATTGGTGCAACCACAGATATTGGGTATGAGTTAGACCATGGTGCTAATCTAGAACATTTTAAAGGTTGTAATGCAGTACTACTCGGAGACATACATAAACGTCAAGTATTTGAGTTTGAAGGTATTAAAGCTATTTTTCCATCTAGCATGATTCAACAAAATTATGGGGAAACAGTAACTAAACACGGTTATACAGTATGGGATGTTGATACTTTAAAGGATAGACATGTTGAAATCCCTAGTGAAGCTGGATTCTTTCAATTCAAAATGAATTCACTAGATGATTTAGATAATGGAAATTATAAATTAACTAATGCATAATGATTAACAGTGATTTAGTTAAACAAATCGAGGAATATTGTGAATTAAATAATATTCCAGATACTAATAAGTATATTAACCAATTACTAAGAGATGGGTTTAACGTAGCTAAGTATGGGTCAGGTCCTTTCACATCACAACCACAAGAAAAAATAGTAGAAAAAGAGGTAATTAAGACCGTTGAGGTACCAGTCGAGGTGGAAGTGATTAAAGAGGTTAGGGTTGAGGTAGAAGTACCTGTAGAAGTGGAGAAAATAGTTGAAAAGGAGAAGATAACCTATATTAGTGATGACACTAAAATAAATGAATTATTAGATAAAATAAAAAAATTAGAAAACGATGGTGTTGAGCAAGAGAATAAAAAACAACAAGAGATTGAAACATTGCAGAGTAGCATCAAAAGTATTCAAACTGACTTCGGAATCAAAGAACAAGAGTACAAAGACCTCATCGAAGAAAAGAACAAGAATGAGACTTTACTTAAAGAGAAAGTAGAAGAATTACAAAATATAAAAAATGAATCTAAAAAAGATATTTACGGAGAAAATAGAGGTGGATATAGCTTTGGTTCAAATTTAATGGATTAGGATATGAATATTGGTGATAATAAAATAACTGAAAAAAGTAGAATTAAAGTTTATTGGGATGATAAACCAGAAAATTATAGTACTGAGGGTAAGAATAGGATTAAAGCTCACTTCTCTAATCAGTATGGTGTGCCAAAAACTAGAATTAATGTAGTATTCAGACCAGTCAAAAGTGGGGATAACGAAGATTTAATATCTATTGAGGATGCTACCGTAGATAATATAATGGATGTACAATACCAAAGGGAATTGTATAAAGAGTGGATAAAACGTGAGGAAAAGGACGTTGATTTTGACCGTTTAATGAAGTTGGATGACCAAGTAAACGCCGCACTTAATTTAGAAGATGTTGAAACTAAACATAGAAAGTGGGAAATCAAGAAATTGTTAATTGATAACTTTTTATGTTATGGTGATGATAACAATGTAGACTTCTCTAAGTTACTAGGATTTAATGTTGTAACTTCGGAACCAGCCAATCAAGGGGGTAAGAGTACTTTTATAGTGGACGCTATTAAATTCCTGTTATATGGTATTACAACCAAAACTGATAAAAATGAAGAAGTTTTTAATATGTTCCGTGATAAAGATTCAGTTAAACTTGAAGGTCATATTGAAACTGAAAACGGATTATTCGCTATCGAAAGAACATTAACACGTAAATTAAAAAAAGCGGGTGGCTACAACATAAAGAATACGGTTAATTACTACGAGATTTTACCAAATGGTGATAAGGTAATTAAAGAGGGTGAACACGCTATACAAACAACTAAGTTATTAGAGGAAGTGATTGGACCTAAAAATGACTTTGAGATGGTAATCATGGCTACGGGTTCTAACTTAGAGAATTTAATCGAAACTAAACCTACTGAACGTGGAAAGTTATTGACTAGATTTATTGGTTTAGAAATAATAGAGAAAAAAGAAATTACTGCCAAAAAATTATATAGTGACTTCTCTAAGACGATGAAATCTAATGTCTACAATTTAATAGATTTAAATGATGAAATCGAACAGATGAAAAAAACTATTGAAGACTCTGGTTTATTAAATAAACAATTAGATTCTGAATTAAAGGATACTGAAGCAGAAATTACTACTAAAAATGGTGAGAAAGAAACACTTTTAAGTAGGAAAATTGTGATTGACCAAGCTATTCTTAGTTTAAATCCAGCAAATATTAAAAATGAGTTAAAGAATATTGAAGCTAAGGGTAAAGGGTTAAATACTAAAAAAACTGAAATTAATGAAGAAGTTGCTAAAATCTCTGGGATAACTTATGATGAATTATTGTATAGTGAATTAAATACTCAAAGAAATACATTGCAAGCGACTAATATGCAATTAGAATCGGAAATACTTAGACTTAATAAGTTAGTAAAAGAGTTAAAAGAAGGTGAGATATGTCCAACTTGCAAACGACCATTAGATGACGTTGACCACAGCCAAGACATTAAGAAAAATGAAGAATTGGCTGCAGCTCATAGAATCACAATAACTGAAAATACAACATCTATCGGTAATATTACTAAACAAATAGAGGAAATCGATAAGATTAAAGTTATTATAGATAAGAAAAATAAGTTAGAATTAGAACTAAGTAAGATTGAGGTTGATTTAGGTTCATTGAAGAATGATTATCGTGAAAAGAAATTAGACTTAAAGGGTTATGAAAATAACATGACAGCAATTACTAATAATCAGAATATAGATTCAGAGGTTACAAAGATTAGTACTGAATTATTGGTGTTAAGTAATACTAAAACGGTTAAAATAACTGAAATTGAACGAAATAAGAACGTTATCGCAAACAGTCAGACAAAAATTGACGAAAATAATAGTCTAATCAAGACAATTAATAAGGAGTCTGAGGTTGAAAAAATATTTAAGTCATATATTGAGATGGTTGGTAAGAAAGGTATTAGTAAATTAGTATTACGTTCGGTATTACCAGTAATTAACTCTGAATTATATAACTTATTAGACGGTGTGTGTGATTTCTCTATTGAGATGACTATGAATTCTAAAAATGAGGTTGATTTCTCGTTAATTAAAGATGATGTACCTAAATCTCTTAAAAGTGGTTCTGGATTTGAACGAACCGCATCTGCATTAGCATTAAGATGTGTGTTAGGTAAATTATCTTCATTACCTAAACCCAATTTTATTGCTTTTGATGAAGTACTTGGAAAAGTATCTGATGAAAATTTGGATAATATTAGATTATTATTTGATAGAATCAAAGACATGTATGATATAGTATTTTTAATAACGCACAATCACATTGTGAATGATTGGGCAGATAATATAATATCGGTAGTTAAGAAAGACAACATATCCACTATTACAACAAAATAGTGGATAATATTTGGTTGGTTATAAAAAAATTAGTATCTTAGAATAATAAACAATAAAAAAATATGATATGGAGTTTAAAAATTTTATAATTTTTGCCTTTGGTGAGTTACATGATATGGAACTATATATTGAAAAAATTGCATGTAAAGACGTTAATTTATTTTCAGATGGTAAAGGTTTTGCTATTTATAATTTAACTAGTACTGCTAACGCTCACGAAATTAAGGATTTTATTTCTAGTAAGAGTCGAACTATTATGGTTTATGAATTAGATGACAATAAAGTAGCCATGGACTTTCAAGATATAAATTTTGCTAAAATGTTGTTTCCAGATACTTATAAAAAGTACGTTAACAATATATCAGTAGATGAAATCATGAACGAATATAAAGGTCGGACAGAAGTTAGTGATAGTGTAGTTGATGTAGAAGAACTAAATATAGAAGATTTGAGTAGCTTTGAAGCCAAACAAGAAATTGATAAATTATTAGATAAAGGTTATAATAATTTAAATAATAAGGAATTGGAAAACTTAAAACTACTCACAAAGATGGTGTAAAATGTATAAGAGATTACTTATATTATTTACTTTTATAACTATAACCCTAACTAGTATGTCTCTTTTAGTGGAAGACTTAATACACGTTAGGGCTTTTTTGGTTTATAATGTATCTAAACATATCACATATGGAATTGAAAAACAAAAAGGTGATTTTGTTATAGGTGTTTATGGTGATAAACCAGTTGCGGAGTATCTAATAAGCTTGTCTAAATATAAGTCAGTAAATGAACGTAAATTAGTCGTTAAAAAAATAAATAGCGTATTTGAAGTGGTTGATTGTCATATCGTGGTAGCCCCAAATGATAAAATTGGTGACTTTAATGGTATATGTTATGTTGGTAATGTATTATTATTTTCTTATGGTAAAGACGCATTAGACAAAGGGGCGCATATTGCATCATATGTTGGTTCAGATAATAAACCTAAAATTATAATTTCAGTAGATAATATGTTAAACTGTAATTTGACTCCTAGTAAGGAATTAATTAATATGGTTGAAACTAAATAATTGTTTTTTACTTTAAAAAATAGTATCTTTGTATTATAATAAATAATTTTATTTAAAGTAATATGAAATAATGCAGAGTAATGATATAGTATTTAATTACTATCACGATATACATAAAGAAAATCCTTTAGAAGCTAAAGAAGAATTAAAATTAATTTCTAAAGCGCAGAAAGGTGATGAAAAGGCTAAAGATAAGGTAATAACATCTAACTTAAAGTTTGTAATAACCATTGCTAAAAAATATCAGAATCAAGGATTACCATTAATAGATTTAATTAACGAAGGCAATATAGGTTTAATAAAGGCTATAGATAGATTTGAGGTAAGTAAAGGTTACAAATTTATATCTTATGCAGTTTGGTGGGTCAGACAAACAATAATTTCCGCAATTAACGAACAATCCAGAATCGTTAGAATACCAGTAAATCATGTAAACAGAATATTTTCATCAAAGGATAGTGTTAATCGTTTTATTATGGAAAACGAAAGACTTCCAGAAATTGGCGATGAGTTAGATAATGGTGAGGTGGTTGATTTATATTTATTACCAGATAGTTTTACTTCAGAATCGTTAAACAACACTGTTGGTGATAAAGATACCGAATATTTAGATTTTTTAAATTCTGAAACTTCTGATATTATTCCAGATAAATCCTTAGAGACCGAATTATATAATATTATGGATTTTTTACCCGATAGAGAACATGATATCGTATTGAAATATTATGGTATGATGGGTAATGACGAACATAATCTAGAAGACTTGGCTAATGAATACGGAATTACAAAAGAAAGAGTTAGACAAATCAAAGAAAAAGCTATTCGCAAGTTAAGACATAATTCAATTAAACTATTCGAAATAATTAAAAATAAGTAATCGGATATTTATCGTTATAAACTAATAATAAATGAAATTATTTAAATTTAAGTATTTGGTTACGTTAACCGCATTAACCTTAGCTGGTTGTGCGGCTTACTTCTCAGTAATTGGTTTAAGTCAGTTGTTTGCTGGTGCTGGTACCGCCATAGTTGTAATGGCGTCAATATTAGAAGGTTCTAAATTAGTAGCGGCTTCACTATTAGAAAGATATTGGAAAATCATTAGTATTGGTCAAAAAACATTCTTCTCTATCGCCGTTGGAGTTTTAATGTGTATCACTTCTGCTGGTATTTACGGGTTATTATCTAGTGGATACGAGAAGACGGCATCCAAATTAGGTATTCATGATACTGAAGTTGAATTAATTAATGCTAAAGTTGAGAATTACGAAAAAAATATTAGTAGTAATACTGAAATTATAACCACTAAAACTGAACGTGTTAAATCTTTAAGTGGACTGAGGGATAGACAAGAATCTAGATTAGATTCGTTAGATATTAAATCTGATTGGAGAAGTAGAAGTACTGCTAATAAAATTAGAAAGGATATTAAAATAGCTAACGAAGAAATTCAAAAGTTAAACTCCGAGATAGATGGGTTAGTAATTACTAATAGTGTTTTAATGGATTCTGTAGGTGCTAAGAAAATTACTATATTAGAAAAGGAAGCGAATAACGAAGCTGGGGCTGAATTAGGTCCACTTAAGTATTTAGCGGAACTTACTGATTCGGATATGGATACGGTTATTAGTTATTTCATATTAGCAATCATTATTGTATTTGACCCACTGGCTATAGCTTTAGTTGTTGTTGCTAACAAATTAGCTATGAAAGACGAAAAAGAACAACCTAAAGTTGTCAATACCCCAAATATTAATAATAGTGATGGTACTATATCAGAATCTAGAGAAGTAACGTATAAACACGGTATAGACCACCAAGAGTCAAATGACGATAAAACACCAGAAAACACTAAGGAAATATTAAATGAGGTATCACCTAAATTTAAAGAAGAGTTACAGTTTAATCCAGAAGATTGGCAAATAAAAGATTTCGAGTTTGAACCAAAAGGTATGCCTGAAGAAGTAGCTCAAGCTTCTGACGAAGTGTTTTGGGATGTGATAAATCAAGAGGAATCTGAGTTACTAGAAGATGATAATTATTGGGAATCATTAGATGATGAAGAAAGTGATAAATCGGAAGAGACTACTAATGAAGTGTCAGATGTTCCGTTTGTTGTTAGTAAAATTGAAGAACCAGTTATTGACCCTTTGAATATTCAAAAGAAAATAACTGAGAACCCATTACCACTAACTGCGGTAGTTGAAGAAGATAAAATTGAAATCCCAGAACTTCAAGTTGTTGAGAAACCAGTAAAAAATGCTTCAGAAATCTTAGATGATAAAATTTCGGAAGTTGAAGAAAAAGAAAATAAAGTAAATGAAATAATTAAACAAACTTTGGATAAAAAAGAACTTACTAGAAGAGGTTTTTCAGTTAATGTCCCAAAGAATAAAAAACCTAATACTTCAATTAAGACTAACATAATAGAAACTAATGATTGATTATACGTTAGAATTACCAGATAGTAATTATATTAGTGAGATGTCTGATAAACACCAAATAGTTATCGGACATTCTTATAGTAAGGATATGAATTACATTAGTCGTTGGACTAATAGGTTGAATGGTAAATATCTTTACACGGTACCATTTAATATAGACAAAGATGGAACAGTATATCAACACTATGATGCTGATTTTACTAGTAGAATGTTTAATGATAAGTTCGATAGATATTTAATTGGTATTAATTTAGTTAATGAGGGATGGTTAGATTATAATGATAATGGTATTCTTTTAAATACATATAATGATATTTATAATATAGATGATGGTATTACCGAAATAGAATGGAGAGGTAAAACTATTTGGGCTAATTATACTGAAGAACAAATAAATTCTTTAGTTAGTTTATGTAAGTATTTATGTGAGGAATATGATATACCACAATTTCCTTTATCACATAACACTTATAAGCCCAGAATGGAACATGTTGAAGGTATTGTATATAAGTCAAATTATAATGACTTATATAGAGATATAAGTCCAGCATTTCCATTTGTAAAATTTTTAGAAAACTTTAAATAAAATGAATAAAACTAACGAAAGAGAAATTAATAAAAAAATGATTCAGACTATCAATGAATATAAAACTATTGATAACGATAATGCAACTACGGATATCAGCAGTGAAGATTTGAATAGTGAGTTGGAACAACTTAGAGCCATTAATGGTAGTGTAGAAATTAATAGTTTTAAAACATTTCCAGAAGATAAAAATGTTGTTATGACAGGTAAGTTTAATAACTTAGGTGATTTTTCATTTCAAATGACTTTAGATAATAATGATGGGTTATATATTATTGCCAATAATGTTCAATTAGATAAAACTGTTAGTGACGTATTAACTAAATTAAGAGGACATTATAAAAATTGGTCTAACGAATGGAATCAAAAAATTATTGACGATTATAAATAATATGAAAGATAATAAGCAAAGAAATATGTTACTAGTGATAATCTTACTCTTAGGGGTAGGATTATTTGCTATGTATGATAGAACAAGAAAGTTAAGTAATAAGTTGGATATATCCGAACAAAATACTAAAGCGTTAACCGATAGTATTAGGGTTGAAAAGAACAAATACGGTGAAGTAGTTACCTCTAAAAACGTTTTAGTCACTAAAAGTAAGGATTTATCTGATTTGAATAGTCAACTAGGTAATGAACTAAAAAGAACTAAAGGTAAAGTGAGTCAACTTAATATTATGATAGCTAAATTAGGTTTAGCTACTGGAGATACGATACATGACACAATAGTTATAGAAACTAATTTAGTTAAAAAAGCTAATGGGATAAATGATTTAAAATGGAAATTAGACACAGCTTTCAACGATTCCAATTCTAGACATATTTCTGGTGTAACTACGGTTAAGGTAATTAATAAAGATAGTCTAATCTCGTTAGGTACTAAATTAGTAAAAGACGAAATGACCATTAAAATTACCACTGGTCTTAGAAAAAAGGATGGTAATATTGAAACATTTGCTAAATCTAGTTATCCTGGTTTTGAAACTTTAGAACAGCAAGGAGTGATTCTAGACCCTAAAAAACATCCAGTACTAAAAGAATTTATTAAGAAAAAAAAGTGGGGCGTAGGACCTTATATTGGTATAGGGTTCGATGGAAACCTTAATTCTTCTATGCAAGTTGGATTTGGTTTAAACTACTCATTATTTAAATTCTAAACTATTTATAATATATGAGCAAAGTAAGGCAAATAATCAAAGAAGAGTTGACCAAATCTGAGGTGAAAGACGAGATTTCTAAAGCTATAACATCTAAGAAGCTAGAAGATGTTATAATCAAAGTAGTTAAGGATGAAATTGATTCTAAACATAAAGAATTAGACGATAAGATTGTTGATATTGTAAAAGACGTTTTAGTTCAGTTTCATAAGACTTTATGGACAAAACGTAATTTCTGGAGCAATACATTAAAAAAATAATATAATAAAATGAGAATTAAACTAACTAACGAACAAGTAAAAAGATTGCAAGAAAATTCTAAAAGAAAGAATGTTATCTTAAGTGAGGGACAGTTTAATAGATTGTTTGATGTAGACGACACTTTTGACGTGGATGCGGCTATGAAACAATTTAGAGGGGATTATAAACCACAATCAGAAACTGAACATGAAAAGACTTTTAATTCATTTAACGAATCCGATGCGACACCAATGAGTTTTGAAGAATTTGGTTCTAAAATTAAAGGTGTGTTTAAGGGACTACATAATGGTGATAAAACTAAACTAGAAAAGTTTGCTAATGAAATAAAGGCTACGACATCCGAAATGTTGTCACAAATGAAGGATTTAGGAATGTTTAACATATTGACTAAAGATGAGATTGATTATTTAAGATTCTCTAAGAATAACATAGTTGACAACGTTAAAACATTATATTCTTACTACCAGAATAAATTTACTAGAGAAGGTATGGTACAATTCGGTGATGATATTGAAATGATTGATGAATACCAAGACCCAAGAGAGGAAACTCCAGAATTTAATAAACCAACCGAACCAAAGGTAAAAACTTTTGCGGTAAAATATTATAATAATGAAATCGCCATATTATCAGATGCTGAAGGTAATGATTATCTATTTAATTATACTGATATTGACCCAAAAGAATTTTTAGAGTTTTCCGATACTGAAATTGTTGGTTATGAAGAAGACCCAGACGATGGAACTATGTCTCCAGAGTATGGTGAAACTAATATTAATGATGAAACTATAGAAAGATTTGTAAACACATATGCCAGTACCTTAAGTCAAGGTGAAGGTATTAGTGGTTATAATGATGGTGAAGATATTGTTTTAATCGACTCACAATTAGGTGATGAAATCGTAAGGTTATATTCTGAAGACGCCTCTAAGATTATGTCAATATTAAATGACGTTGAAGAGTCAACTGGTGCTGCATCTGCTGGGGCGTATGTAGGTCCAGCATTTTTAGAGGAAGATTTAGGTGAAGATAAACAAATTATTCAAGGATTATTAGGTAAAACCCTATTAGATAGAGATTCTGAAACTAAATATTTAGTATTAGATATTGATAGTATTGATGAGAAAAGATATAAAGACCATATTGTAGTATTTTTTAATGTGATGGATGTTAATCACGGTAATCAAACTAAAATTGGTTTAAACATTGAATCTATCATGGATTTATTAATGGGTAAAAGTGCCGCTAAATTTGGCTATGACCAATTAGTAATGTTAAAAGAAGGTGGTGTACCTAAATTAAATATGTTCTCTTCTGAGTCTGGTAAAGAATGTAAGACTTCTGACAATATTGCCGACCATAACGCTAAATATGGTGTAATTCAGTTAAGTGAAGAAGAAATTGATGAACTTTATGGTAGACCTAAATCACCTAAACCTAAGAAGGAAGATAATCCAGAATTAGGTAAACCTAAATCTAGAAAAGATATGTCACCTAAACCTAAGAAGGAAGATAATCCAGAAATTTCTAAGGAGAAAGAAATTGATGAGGCGACTGGTGCAGCATCCGCTGGAGCATACTCAACACCTAAAATGTGGGCTAAATCTAAAAAAGACCATAGAGGTTCACAAACTCCAATGTATAAAGGTGGTACATTCGTAACTGAATCTAGAGAGAAAGCACAAATATATGTTGCATTAAAGAAAAATGGATACGATTTAGATACTGATTTTACTTTTAATAAAAGAGGGTTTATTGCTAACGATATAGAAACAGCTAGAAATATGGTTGACGCTATGGCTGGTGAATACAATGCTAATATTGGTAAAGAATTACCAGACGGTAAAACACCAGTAGAATTTTTCAAAGTAGTTAAACCAACTAAACAAGCTGAATTACAATTCCCAATGGACGAGTCTAAAGATGGTAAGTTTGTAGAGTTAGACGATTGTACTAAATTAAACAACAATAAAGAAGCTCAAGAAGGTGGGTGTTCGCAAGGTGCAGTTGATAATGTTGTTAAAACTTTTGAATCTGTTTGTAAACAAGTTGCTGAAGCTACTAAAAAAGACATCGACGAGGTTAGAAAGACTTTAATTGAGAATAAACTACATGAAAGTTTTGATATGGAAGACTATTATAACTATATGTGGACTGAAATGGGTATGGGTAGTAGAACCGCCGATAATTTAAAGGATTTTTTGGAGACCAGAGAAATTGATGGGGATACATTTGAGGAGGTATATAGAATATTTAAAATTAATGACGTTGACTTACAGAATATATTAGATATTTTGGGTCTTTAATAACTATTTATATAAAAACATTTTGCAAAATGAATAAGAAAGAAATTAAAGAAGCGGTGTCTGGAGAAAAAGTAACTAAAGCTGCACAAAGTGGTAGTGGTAAAGAAGCTAAAGCTCAATTGAAAGATACGACTAAGAAAATTGACGATTTCCAAAAGACTGACGCTGACCAAGAGATTGTACCACCTAAATTTACACCAACCGAAGAACAGCAAGAATATATCGAGGATATTGAGCGTGGTTTAGGTATGCAAGACTTAAGATACGATAATGAACCATCTGACGTGTATAAGGAAAGACAAAAAAAAGCGATAGAGGGTGACTCAACTTTAGGTAATAAGACTACTGATGACCAAGAAAATGATGAATTTGGTAAGAAGTTTGCCGAAATTACTAAAAGACGTGCTGAAAGGATGGATGCTGCTGAAGTAGCAACAATAGGTTTAGGTGACGATATTGAAACAGTACCTAAAGCTAAGAATCCTAAAACTAAAAAAATAGCATTAGAAAGTAAAAGAACAACAACTAAGTTAACCACTAAAACTGAAATAGGTGGTCTAGATAGGGCAATTTCACTTATTCCAGAAAACCTAAAGGTTGATGGTAAGAAAGTTATTATGACTGACGGTAATGAAACTTATAAATTTAGATGGAATGGTGAGTTAAATGAAGTTGAGGTTCTTTTTAAAGAAAATAAAAAACAAATTGCCGAATCTAAATCACAATTGGATAGATTCTTTAATCATAAGGTTGGTGATAAAACTGGCGCTTCAGTAATGACAGAAAAATTCAATATTGATATGTTAGCTAAGACTAGAAAAATATCTAAAGATATTACTAGAAAAACTATCAATGAATCAGTTAACGACGCAATTAAAAATGGTGACTTACCAAAACCAAAATATGGTAAAAACGCTAAAGTAAATTTAGTTGAGTCTGAAGGCACTAAAGTGGTTACTGCTATTAGTGCATATAAGAATGAAGATATTTTCACTTACGTTTATAAATTAGACGATGGTTCGAAAGTATTTGAATCAGATATAAAAGGTAGAATCTAATCACCAAAATATATTTATCTTAATAGCCTCGATGAAAATCGGGGCTTTTTATTTGTGTAATTAAAAAATTTACCTTATATTTGTGATATGGATTTATTCGACGAATATGATACACTTCCAGAAGATATTCAGAAGATTATAGATGATTTTGACGTTTGTAAGGAATTATATCAAGAATGTTCCAAAATGGAGTACAAAATGTTAAAGAAGGGCTACACGTTTGAATATAGTTTGGATGGTATTCCTTATCATTTAAGAAAGGTTTAACGGTATAAGTAAATACCGTTTTAACGGAATTTAATTAATGTTATAAATAGTAAAATTATGGATGAAAAGATATTAAGAACAATGAGACATATGGCTTGGAGTAGAGCAAAAGGAGAACTTGAAAGTATGTTAGATACTTACTGGAGTGGTAGTGCTGAAAAATTTAACACTATGAAAAAAACCATTGATGATTTCATTAATGATGTTGAAGACAACGGAAAGCAAGAATAATTTTATTGTTTATAACGGCTAAGTATATGAAGCGGTGGCGATTAATGGCTGATAGATTGCTAACTGTATAAAACTAAATTAAACCGCTAAAAGTGGTTAAGCAGACGTACAACGCCACTGATTTATATACAATGTTGTACGCAGTTAAATTTACTACAATGACACAAGGAAAAGCTAATGAGATTTTTGAAACAAAACTTGGACAACAACTTCTGAGTTTTTATGCAACTTCTGATGACCAAGTATTTATTAGGTACAACGAAGCAGTTGCTCATACTAATGATATGATAAATGCAGTTGGTGGACAAGAGTTTGTTGATACAACAATAACTGAATGGTTTCCCGAATAATTGCGTACAACAGTTAAAGTAAATGTCTGCCGTAGGTTGTATTTACATACGTGTTATGTTTTGTTAAATGTAAATTGATTAATATGAAAAAATATGTGCAGTTTAGTGAAATTGAAACTGAGTTCACTGAAAAATTAATAGAACTAGATAGAAAATTTTCTAATAAGTTAGAAACTGAAGAAGACTATATAAAAGATAGGGAAAATAAGTTTTTAGAGAATGGAGCTTTCCACTTAAATGATTTACCAGTATCTAGTATATTATTAAAACCTTCCGACTTACCAAACATAACTAAAGGAGATAGAGTTTTTTGGAGGTTAGGTCATTGGGAAGACTATGACCAACCATATAAATATTGGTCTAAAACTGATTGGTTTAAAGAGGTTGATGACCCAATATCTACCTTTATTGATTCACCTTATAAGGATAAATACACCCAAGAGTACGTTAACAGACAAGAGTTTTATATACTGAAAAATAATTAAACATAACGGTTTGGGTATGTGTAGTTGCCGATAAGAAATACACTTTAAATTAAACAACGGACTTAGCAATAACTTATAGCCGTTGTTATATATCTGTAAAATTATGGAAGGATTAAAATTACAAGTAGCAACATTTGATAATGTTACAGGCGATAACGCCACAGAATGCAATGAGTTTTTAAAAGTGATAGGCGATAAGGCTAAAGATGTAAATACACACTATAACACTATACTTGGTGGCGTGATTTATATAGTAATATATTTTGATTAATTTTATTGTATATAACGACTTGACTATGATTTGTAGCTAATAGAACAAACTTTAAATTATGTACAATAAACGAGGGTATAAATTCATAGCCCTTGTTAGCAATCTTTTAAAATTATGACAGAGAAAATAATAAAATTAGAAGTAGAATTTAAAATCAGCTATGAAAGTAAGGCTGATTTACAGGAAGGTATTAGGATAGCTAAATACCATGTTTTAAGTGATGAAACCCACATGAGCAACATAACTGTTAAGCCTTTAAAAGCAAAGAAGATTAAATAATTTTTATTGTTGCTAACGATTAGTATATGAAATGTGGAGCAAAGCGGAATTTTTTATATACCGTGTTATGCTCTTTTAAATTTAGATGAAATGGAAAGAAACTACAAGGCAGTAAAATTTTTAGATAAGTGGTACGTGCAATATGAATACTACAATAGACTAAAAGAAAAATGGCTAAAAAAATTATTTAAAGATTGGAATCGTGAAGATTTAGAATTTCACACTAAGGAAGATGCTGATAATTGGATTAAAGCAAGGATTGAAATAATGAATATCTAATTGAGCATAACGGTTTGAATAAAAAACTGTTTTAATATTTTTTATTTATTGTTATAATTTGTAATTGGAATGGAATTAGAAAAATACTTAATTGACGTAGGGATAAGAGCCTCAGACTACGGACACGAAATAAGCGATGAGGAAAGAAAGCAATTAAAAAATAATGTTGAGTACTTTAAAAAATGTTATAAAAAAGGATTGAGTGCATATAAGGCTCTTCTTTTCTTTCCTGACTATCTTAATGGAGATTATGAATTATAATGTATAAATGTAAACTTTGAAGCAATATGAAGGAGAATATTGATAAAATAATAGATGATTTAATTAATCACGAAATAAGTAAACAACAGGCTAAAGCAATGCTTTTGAGTTTACATAATGTTAGTGGTAGCGACTTTATATTTGACCATAGTTCTAAACTTGAACCAGAACTACCACAAATAAAAACTCAATTACCTCTTAAATTAGTTGATGGAAGATTAACTTATGACTTTGATTGAGTTACCACTAACGCTAAGTATATGAGGCTGTACTTGTATGCCTTCATATACAATGTTAGCATTAGTACGGATTTAAAGATAAAAATTATGAAATACGATTTACCAATAGATTATACAAAACTGCATTGGACTGAACGCAGACAAGTTAGAGAGCAGTATGTTGAAGAGCAAGAACATAAATGCTATTACTGTGGATGCAGTTTAAAAGAACCTGCACCTAAACACATAACAGATAAAAAAATAAATTGGAAGTTATTTCCTGTCAATTTCTTGAAATACCCAATACAC